GTATCTCAACCGCCAGTTACTGGCCGTTACGTCCCTCCAAAAACTGTGATTCCTGATTTGTTGACGAGTTCTCAATTGTCCATTTTAGAAAAAGGCATTGGAATGTCCATAGTGGGATCTAAAGCAGCAGTACAAACAGCTCACAAGGGCAATTACATGATTTACACCAATGCAATCAATTACATCTATAGCAGCATACCCGAAGGATCTATCGTTGTTGACGTCGGCAGTAATCTCGCATTCACCCCGGTGCAAGGATATATAGCCGTTTTTAGTAAAGTAGCTGCTAAAGATGGATTCAGATCGGATTCTGCTCAAAAATTGATCAGAAGACGCAGGGTTAACGGTATGATGCCTTCTATAGACAATAGAGATTTCTTGTCGTTAGATATTCGTTGTACAACGGTCGTATTCAATTTCGTGCATGACATCCCCTTTGCAAGTATGATGCTTAAGTGTAGAGAATTGGGAGCAAAAAGTGTGTACGTGACGATGACTGTCACTGGTGGTATGTTGGTCTTTGGACATGCACAGTTGAATGTGGGTCAACAAAGATATTCGGTACGTGATGATCTAATCTCTTCTCATTTTGATGAAACTAATGAACCATACTTGCATGATAAGGGTAATTATTTCTCTCCAGTACTCATTAACTGTGTAAAATTGCCCGGCGGTGAATATTACTATCGTTCTGTTGCTCGACAATTCGCTAGCGTTGTCGTATTTCACTACTCACTTTCGGATGTACTGTTGGATGACAATAATGAATTGGTGGTTGACTCCTTTGACGACGGGAAATTTCGTTATGTCGCTGTTGATATCAGTTTGTCTTTGAAACTCTCATTATCCGGTAGACTGATAAAGATCAACGAGGATTTGGTGACTGCAATTTTTCAGGCTGACAGTCACACTAAAGATGGTCTCGATTTTGAATCTCGTGTGGATAGAGTTGCTAGACAAATATCTATGGGAATTATCTACGGTGGTTACAAATCTGCAGACACGTTTGACGAATTGTCGCAGAAGAGTGAAGAGATTTTCCAAATCGTGGCTATATTGTTGGGTCAAAAGTATAATGTTCCGTTTGTTAGACATGTGTCGCGATATGGTGGTTCTTTGAGCAAACGTTTTTTACACCTATTATTGATGCATCTTCCACTACTGTCCAACGAGAATGCCTACAAACTGTTCATGGTAGAGCCCAGAAAGATTTCAGTGTTGAGCGAGACTATGAATTTGAGTGACATTAAGTTCGTGCAGCCTCAACCGAATATGTTGAAAGCACATACTGATGCTTGGTATGGTGCAAAGGTAACCATAAACAGGAATCATTCGATTGTTCAACGCTTTG